CAGTCAAAAATGCTTTCCATGATTATCCTCCTTATTTTTACCCCACAAGGGTGAGGTCCTTGATGTTGACGGCGGCGGTGACCGCCTTGCCTTGGCCGATGACCGCCCGGTCCCCATTCAGCTCCAGCACCGTGTAGGTGTTGGAATAGACGAAAGAGGCCAGGCCGCCGCCGGTGTAGGTCTTGGCCCCGGCCTTGACCTTGACGGTGGAGCCCTTGACGATGGCGGCGGAGGCATCCGTGGCGATGTCAGCGGTGTCCACCCAGCCGTAGACCGTGGAGGTGCTGCCGGTGGTCTTGATGAGGTGATAGGGGTGCCGGGCACCCTTGGCCACGGCGGTGACCCTGGCCTCACCGGGCTTGCAGCTCTTGGCGTTGGTGCTGCCAGAGCTGGCATAGTGGTGGGAGCCGGTAAAGGTCACCACAGCCCCCACAGCGGGCCCCTGGGTGCTCTCCGTGGGCTGGGTAGGCTTGGACACCTCCCCGGCGCTCCCGCCCGCCACGGCCCCCGTATAGTCCACCCAGGGCAGCTTGCCGTGCTTGGTCCAGGTCCGGGTGTTGTACCCGGCCTTTTTGCCGCATCCGGCCACGGCGGTGATTTGCACTTTGTTCTCCCACCTGGGGGAGCACTCCACCGCCAGGCCGTTGCCGATGTAGACGCCGATATGCCCGGAGCACCAAACGGCCTCACCGGGCAGCATGGAGGCCCAGCCGGTGGTGCTCACGTCCTTGCACAGCTTAATCATGCTGTCCGCCCCCACATCCGGGCAGGCCCCGGCGGCCAGCGTGGTCTTGGTGGGGTAGGCGGCCCCGCCGTAGGTCCGGGAGGGGTCACCACACCATCCCCACAGCACGCCTTTGATGAGGTTGACACAATCGAAGCCGTACACGGGCGGGCTCTGATTGGCGGCGGCCTTAATCATCCGGGTGCGGTCAGCCGCCTTGTTGTAGTTGTGATTGTTGCAGTAGCGGGTCACGTTGCTGCCGGTCAGGGGAGCCCCAAAGCACCCCATGACATAGAGCGTCTTGTGGTTCTTGGCGATGTCCACCACCTTGTCCACAAGGGTCTGGGCTTTCATTTTGCTCATGATGTCTTTCCTCCTTTAGTCTTTCAGCACGATTTCAGCCGCACGGAGGGCGATGTCCGCCCCATACTTGTCCGCAAAGCGGTTGAGAAAGCGCTGGGCATATTTAGCCCGGTTTTCGTTCTTGGACTTCCACAGGTAAAAGCCGCCCCAGGTTCCGTCTGTCACCAGGGAGGTGCCCGCAAGGACGGCAATGGCGGTAACATCCCACCCCCGGAGGGTCCCGGCCACGGTGATGGCGCACAGGACCACGGAGATGAAGATGTGTAGCACCAGCATTTTCTTGGAAAACTCCATCCAATGCCGCCCTCCTCAGTAAAGCGCCTGGACGCTTTGCTCCGTCAAAAATTCCTTGTGTTCATGCTTGACCTTGCGGGCATATTCCAGGGCGGCGTGCATATCACCGTTACAGTGTGCGTCCGGGATGCGCTGGACGGCCTCCGCCGTAGCCTCCCCCAGAGCGATGGCGGCCCCCACCCCTTTGATGATAAGCACCTCATTTTTCTCACGGGCACGCTCCCGCTCCTCCTGGGCTTTGTCCCGCTTTGTGATGCGCTGCTGGAGCAGCCAAAAACAAAAGGCAGTAATGGCGGTGGGGAGGCCCAGCAGCGTGACCAGGCCCCCGACAGAAAGCTCAATGACCATGATGTCCCCCTCCTTATTCGGTGACCTCATCCCAGCCATAGACGCCGGGCTCCCAGACGTTGCCGTCCACGGTAGAGGTCCAATGCTTGCCTTTGTGGTTCACCTTAGCCCCGGCGCTGTATGCGTCATGGGCCCCCAGGGGTTGGCTCCAGGCGGGCCACTCCTCCGCCGGGTCAGAGGTCACCGCCCAGAGGGAGGCGGCCTTGTCCGGCTCCCACCCCTCCTGGGACGTGTGCTCCTGGACACAGCGGTAAAGGGTGCCGCCATACCGGCGGAGGTTGCCCACGGCGTAGTTGACGCCGGGCACCCACTCCGCAAAGAGGGTGGACTGTTCGGCAGCGGTCACGGCGTCAATCTGGCCGTTTTCCGCCAGCACCACAAAGGCGATGGCGGCGGCGTCCTCCCGCTGCTTGGCGTAGAGCTTGGCCTCATTGATGGCCTTGAGGCTATTCTGGGTGTATTCAACGCTCATTCAAAGGCACCTCCGATGCTGGAAATATAGCCGCCGGTGTCACTGGCCCCCCGGCTCACGTTCAGCTTGAAGTTGAACGCAAAGCCATTTGCGGCGGTCTTGTTCTCAAAGACATGGTTGGCTCCGCTCTTGATGTCCGCCGTGGCGTCCTCCCACACGGGGGTGGTGTCCTTGGCGTTGTTGGTGACCAGCACCTGGAGCACGGCGTCAGCGGGCAAAGCGCCCGCAACGTTGAGGACCATGACGGTGATGGCGTCATCGGCCTCCAGGGGCTCCGCCAGGGTGATGCTGGCGCTGGTGACCTTTTTGGTAAAGGTCACGGTATAGGGGGCGCTGTCCGCCTTGCCGTCATTGGCCACCACCTTGAGGGTGTGGGCCCCGTTGAGGATTTTCTGATAGTTGGCGGCGGTGACGGCCTGGAATGTGTTGGACTGCCCCAGGGTGGCCGTATAGGACCGCTGGAGCACGTTGTCCAGATACTCCTTGACCGTCACGGTGTCCCCGTCCGCATCGGTCACCTTGTAGGTCAGGGCAAAGCCCTCATTTTTGGTGCCCAGGTCCGTGCCGGAGGCCGTGTCACTGGTGATGACGGGATAGGCGTTATTGTCCACCGTGCGGGTGTCGCTGGTGACATAGGCGCTGGTGGCGTTCAGCGTGTCATAGGCCCGGACACGGTAGGCCACCGTATTCCACCCGGCGGTGATGGTGTCCGTAAAGGTCAGGGCGGAGCCCTTGTAGACCTGGGACCATGCGCCGCCGTTGACGCTCCGCTCCAGCTCATAGCCGCTGAGGTTGTCATCGCTGTCCGTGGCACGGGTCCAGGAGATGGGCAGGGTGGCCCCGCCCCGGACGGCGGCGGGCACCGTGATGGAGCCGGGGGCGGAGGGGGCCCGGTTGTTGACCACCGTGACATTGCTGCCGGTTTTCCAGCCGGAGTTAAGGCCCTCTGTGTCATAGGCCTTGACCCGGAACATGACGGAGGCGGTGCCAAAGGCCACGTTGTTGGTGGTGCTCCGGGCGCTGCCCTGGTAGACCTGGGCCCAGGTGGTGCCGCCGTTGGTGCTCCGCTCCACGACATAGCCCGCAAGGTTGCCCTCAGCGTCCGTGGACGCTCCCCAGCTCACGGTGATGTCCGTGCCGCCGTTGATGCTGGTGGGATAGCTGATACTGGAGGGGGTGCCGGGGGCGGTGTTGACGGACACAGAGCCGTCATCGCTGACATAGAGGGAGGAGGGGAGAGTGAAAGCGGGGCGGGGCCCGTGGGTGATGGAGCAGCTGCCGCTGCGGAGGCTGCCACCGGAGCCCAAGCCCCAGGCGTAGCCGGTGCCGTGCGTGCCCGGGGAACGGGTCCACTGAGGATATGCGGAGCCATTCAGCTTTGCGATTTTCAGCAGATTGAGGACCGTGCTGGACAGCGCCGTGCCCTCAGCGTTCATGTAGGTGTGGGACTGGCCCAGCTCCGTGGCGGACAGCAGGAACACGGACCGCTGCAAGGTGGTCTTGCTGTTGTTCCCGTTGCCGGGAGTGTAGTAGATTTTGGTGGTGCCCATCGCCGTGCGGATGTTGGCGTCCAGCAGGTTCTTGTAGGTGCCGTTGAGCCAGGTGTCAATGGCGCTGCTGGCGTAGGCGTTGATGTTGGAGCTGTGCCACTGGCGCTGGTCATAACAGTCCTTGCGGACCACCAGCACCCGCCCGGCTCCGTTCAGCCCGCTTTCATAGTTCTGCTTGGCAATGTAAAACTCCACCAGCACGCCGTTTTCCTTGAGCTTGATGATGGAGCCCTCTGCCTTGCTGCCAAGGGTGACAGTTGCCATTAGATGACCTCCTTTAGAATGTTTTGCACACGGTCCCGCACTTGCTGGCGCAGGAGCCAGGTGTTGCCGTGAGCGGCGTGGGCATCCCACGCCTGCCAAGATTGCAGGATTTCCTCACGGGTGACCTGCCCCGTGGGGTAGTCCCGCTCCCACCGGCGGAGCTTGGACCGCATCCGCTTGACGCTGCTGTGCCGCAGCTTGCGGATGACCTTGCCGCTGTCCGTGAGGTAGGTGTGAAAGCCCAAAAAGTCAATCCCGTTGCGCAAGGGGAAAATCTGGGTTTTCTCATTGAGCTCCAGCCCCAGGCTGGCCATGTAGGCCTTGATTTCCCGGAGGCAAAATTGCAAATATTCCTTGTCCGGGTGGATGAGGAAAAAGTCATCCATATACCGGCCATACCAGCGGATGTGGAGCCGTTCTTTGACGAAGTGGTCAAAATCGTCCAGGAATAGCAGGGCAAAGAGCTGGCTGGTCTGATAGCCCAGGGGCAAGCCGTCTGAGCAGTCGATGTAAGTACAGAGCAGGTCATAAACAACAGGCTCAAGGTCCAGCTTTTGCAGCTTTTCCTTGAGCCTGTCATGGTCTATACTTGCAAAGAATTTGCGCACATCACACTTGAGGACCCAGCCCTCCGCCGTGCGGTATTTGTTCCAGTATTCCGTGAAAAAGCCCTTGAGGCGGTCCAGGCCGAAGTGGAGGCCCTTGCCCTTTTGGGATGCGTAGTTATCCAGGATAAAGCTGTGCGTGATGCGGTCATAGAGCAGATTGTCCACTATGGCGTGCTGGACCACTTTGTCCACAAACGCCGGGGCCTGCACCAGCCTTTTCTTGGGCTCGAAAACGTAGAACACACGGAAACGGCCCGGCCTATATATTTTCGTGCGGAGGATATAGACCAGGTTGATGATGCGCTCCAGCAGGTGGGCCTCGTAGTGGGCCGTGGCAGCTCTGGAGCGCTTGCCCCTCCGGGCGGCAAGATATGCGGCGTAGAGCACCGCAAAGGTGCAAATATCGGAAAATCTCAAGCGGGTGGCCTCCTGTCTTTGTACGGCTGGCCATCCTCTCATCATGCGCCGTTTAGGTGCCGGGTGACAGGACCAGCAGCCCCCTCCCGTTCAATGCCGGGCGGGCGGCATCGGCGCAATGTGTTTGCCTTGAAAAACTCAAGGCTGGATGTGACCTCCTTTGATGTGATGGATGGCGCTGTTTTCGGCTTTGGGCCTACTCAGTCCGGCCTTGACCATCAGAGCGGGGCGGGACCCGTTGGTGTTGGAGCAGTTGTTGTTGTTGAGGTTGCCATCGGAGTTCAAGTTCCAGGCGTTGTTGGTGTTGTTCGTGTTCGGGGAAAACGCAAAATATAGGTCACACCCAAATATAACAGCCTTTGGCTGGTATATCCGCTTTAGGGGCTCCGCTGCATGGCCTCCGCAATCTGCTGGGCCATTTGCGCCATCTGGGCAAGCTCCTGGGCCGCCTTGGCCTCCCGAAGTGCGGCGGCACGGGTGCCGTCATTCCTCCGCCAGTTAAAGGCCTTTTGCTTGACCGGGCGGACCATCTCCGCCCAGTAGTGGCATTGGTCCCCGGAAATGTACCCTTTCTTAAAGCTGAGGTTGATATACTGGAGCATGGTGTCACACTTGACCACCACAACGTCCAGGTCCCGCAGCCGCTCCTCATACTCCGTTTCAAAGAAACGGCCATCGGCGGAGATGCACTTTTCCAGGATGTCAGCGGCACAGTCCTCCAGCCGGGCGCACAGGTGGAACGTCTGGGATTTGGGGAAATGGGGCTTGCCGTCATCCTTGAGCTTTTCGTAAAGCACCCGCTCCACAAGCTGGCCGTTTTCCATGACATAGCCCTGGACCCTCTTGTATTCCGCCTCCTTGGCCTTGACCCGCTGGATGGTGTACTCCAGCAGGTCAAGGGCCAGAGGGATGATGTCATAATTGGGCATGGCTAAAACTCCACCCGCTGGTAGGTTTCATTCCACACGCCAGTCACCACCAGCCCGGTGAGGGCGGCAAAGGTCACGGTGAAAGAGTTGCCGGTGATGTTGGTGCCGTATTTCAGCTCCAGGACAGCCAGGCGGGCGTCAATGCCTCCCACCGTGTTCTGGAGTTCCGGGTGCACATCGGCAGCGTTGTCATGGGTTTCCACGGCGTCCGTGATGGCCTGCCGGATGTCCTCATGGGCGGCGGGGTCCGTGTTGTGCTCAGAAATAGCCCGCTCCAGGTCCTCCCGGCTCACCACGTCCAGGGCGGGGATGATGGTAAACTCCAGCACGGAGGCGTCCGCCACAACAATGTGCATGACCATGGTGAGCCGCCCGTCCACGCCGGTGGAGATGGCCACCTTTTCCGTGTCCGGGGTGTTGCAAATGGCGATGAGCTCACCGTCCTCACTGAAAAGCCCCATCTCACGGCAGACAAAATTGCCCACGCTGTCATCAATGACGATTTTGACATCCAGCATATTGGGCACGGCGGGATTTTGCACGGCGGACACGATGGGGCCCCGCCACAGCTCTGCCACCAGCTCCGTTTGGTCCACCGTGGGCACATAGTAGCCCCCACCGCCGTCACCGGCGGCGGCCTGGGTGATTTTCAGCTTGGTGCCCGCCAGGACGCAGGCGGTGATGCGGGCGGCCCCCACGGCGGTGATTTTTGTGCCGTATCGTTTCTCAATATCAGGCATTTTTATTGCTCCTCCTTGTATGGGTAGATTTCAACGGTGGCGTGATACTCCAGCGGTCCGGCCATGCTGACACCGCCAACGCTCTCCAGCTCATTGACCAGCATGGGCCACACGTCCATATAGACGGACCGCTCCGTCATGGCCCCCATGTGCACGGTGCCCTCCGATTGCACAAAGGAAATGAGGAGCATCCACATATTAGAGGGACGGACCGCCAGCAGCAGGTCCATGATTTGCTCCGCAATGAGGGCGGCGTCCGGCAGGATGGTATAGTCAAGCTGGATGTGGATGGAGTAGTCCACGATGGCCACCTCATAGCCCTGGGGCCCGCACAGGCCTTGGAGCCAGTTCTTGAGCCAGGGGACCGTATAGGGCAGCTCCCGGTTCCACAGGGCCTTGACACGGGCCTTGCGGACCGCCAGCGTGTCCGTGTCCTTGGGGTGGATTTTTAGCTCCTGCTCCCACACGGACACCCCCCGCTCATCGGCGTCATCCAGGAATTGATTGGCCATCACCCGGTCAAGGCCGTCCCATGCAAGGGAGATTTCCGGCTCGTTGGCATCGTTGATGGCCTTAAATTCCGTAACATCCCGCAGCACCGGGGGCAGGTAGTTGATGAGCTTTCTATCCACTCACAGCCCCCCTCACCGGGATGCTGTCCGGGCCCAGCACCAGGTTTTCCTCTTTCCCGTTGATTTTCGTGCCGCCAATGTCCGTGACCATCGTGGGGCAGGCGGACAAAATACGGCTCTCAATCTGGGAAATGCGCACGGTCAAAAAATCGGAGCTGGACCATTGCCCGGTCAGCTCCGAAAAATAGGCGTCCAGAGCGCCCGTCACATAGCTCTGCACCGCCTCCCAGCTCCAGCCGGGGGCAAAGGTCAGGTTGAGGGTGACGTTGACGGGCTCCGGGGTCACGCCGGTCACATGGACCACATGGCCGATGGGGGCAAGCCCCAGGCCCTCCCCGGCGTTTTCCGTGGGGTCCACCGCCGTCTGCACCTCATCAATGAGGGTGTCGGTGGGGACGGTGTTGTTGGCGGCCAGCAGGACCAGCTTGACGGTGCCTCCAACGGTCAGCAGCTTGTCCTTGGCCGCTGTATATACGGCGGTCAGCCAGGCCGCCACAGCGGGCTCCAGGGCCCCCACAGAGGCCTCCAGCCAGGCTGTGACCTCATCGCCGGGGATGAGGGTGCTGGGCCTCAGCCCCTCATTCCAGACGGGGTGGACCTTGAGGGCGGCCACGCCGGGCATGGCAAGCACCTTTTCCTTGTAGTCCGCCTGGTTGCCGCCAAAGGCCTGGGATTGAAAGCTGTCCAGCACCCTTTGGCGGAAAGCCTCTGTTTCCTCATCGTCCTCACCGGGCACCAGCAGCTCCACCAGCTCCGCACGGGTCAGCCCGTTCACATACTCCACGGGGATGAGATGCCCGGTGTAGCCGTTGCCCAGGGCTCCGGCCTTTTCGCAGGTCACCTCATGGCTCACGGCGTCCTCTGTGTCAGCCTCCTCCATGCGGGCGGTCACCACAAAGTTGATGTCCTCGCAGGAGAAACGGGTGCCCAGCGGCACCTCAATGTTACACTCCGCCCGGAACACGGCGGGGCTGGCGGGCTTGGGGGCCATGTTGCGGTCAGAGGCCCGCTTGATGAGGTATTCCCTGGGGGCGGTCAGCAGGTAGGTGGCCTTAAAAACGAAGTCAAGCCCTATAAAGAGCTGGGCCAGCTCCGCCATGGAGGGAGCCACGCCGTTGAACACCATGGAGCCCTCCCGTTTGTCAATGTCATTGGACACACGGGAAAGAGCGCTTTTGACCAGCACCTCATAGGTGTTGTATTCAAACATCTACACCTCAACCTCCTTTGAAAAGTCTATCTCACCATAGATGGTGTAGACGGTGAAGTTGGCCAGGACCGTTTTTCTGCCCGTTTCAAAGCTCCAGTTGCCCACGCCGGTGATGCGGTCATCCTGCTCCAGCGCCTCCGTGATGCGGCGTTTCATCTCGCTCATGGCACAGTCCTTGGGCTTGCCTATGAGGTCCGAAAATTCGGAGCCGTAATTGCGGGAATAGATAGGGTAGGCGTAGCGCTCCGTATTCAAAATGAGATAGATGGCCTGATAAAGCGCATCCCGCTTGTCCGTCATGCCGCTCACCCGCTGCCGGTCAATGTCCAGCTTGTGGGTATATCCGGGCTGTTCGCCCATGACAAAGGTGATGAGGTCCAGGTCATCCCCCGTGGTGGGTAAAGTTGCCATTATTCTCTCGCCTCCCATCTGTCCAAAACAATGTATTTTTGCCCGCCGTCACAGCGCAGCAGGATGACCTTTTCCCCTACCTTGAGGGCGTTGTGCACTCGCCACTTTTTCCGGCCCTGGTATCGGTGCTTGTGGGCCGCAAAGGCCGGATAGCCGGAGCCGCCGCTTTCGTCCTCCGTGTAGTGCGGCCCCAGGCTTTTGCCCGTGCCCTCAATGGTGGACATCTCCACATTGAAGTCCCGCACGTTGTCGGTGAGGATGAGTTGGGGGTCGGTCAGGGTCTTTTTTTGGTCCACCTGGATTTTGAGCGGGGAGGCGGAGGTCACGGTGCCATAGCACACGGCCACAGGAGCCTCCGCCCGCACGGCCTCCACGGCGGCCTGCTTGACCGCCTTGACCAGCTCATTGATGTCAAGCGACAAATGTACCACCCCTCATTTTCAAGTCCATAAGGTGCACGCTCTCCTTGAAAGTGTGCTTGACCTGTTCCACCATGAGGTAGTTGGAGAGGTTGATGTCCCCCAGGCCCAGGGTCACCACCAGCAGCGTGCCCGCCCGGACCCGCACGTCCCCCAAAACGTCCTGGAGCTTGAGCGTCCGGGTCTTGGTGTTGTAGAGGTCCAGCAGGGCGTCCGCCATCGCCTTTGCGTTGGCGGTGCTGTCGATTTTCTCATAGTATTGCAGAACGCCCCACTGATTGATGTGGGAGCCGTCCTGGGCAATGTAGATTTCCCGCTTGCCCGTGTCCTTGTTCTCATAGGACAGCTTGATTTTGTCATAGGTCTGGGAGGCGATGGAGCTTTTATAGTCATAATCACCGGCGGTTTCATCGTCAATGACCATGCCCAGTTTCATGCTCCCCAGCGCCTTGAGGGTCAGCTTTCCGGCGTCATCGAAAAGCACATACATCTTGCCGGTGGCCTTGAGGGTTTCGTCCAAGGCGTTTTGGATGATGTCAAAGAGGGTTTGGTTGTCCTCCACCCGGCTTGCAATCTTGTGGCCGGTGCCCTCCAAACTTCCAAGGTTGAGCTGGAAGTCATCCGCCACCATTTGAATGACCTCCGTGGCGGTTTTGTCGGTGTAGACGTATGTGTCCTTATTCTTGAGGTAATAGAGCTGGTCATAGGCGGTGACCTTGATGACCTTGGGGTTGCTGCCCTTGCGGGATTTTTCAAAGACAAAGCCATAGAACATGGGGGAGCCGTCCACGGAAAAACGGCAGGGGTCCCCCTCTTGAAAGCTCAGGCCGTCCGTCTTTACTACCTCAAAGGATAGTTTTCCGGGCTGTCCCTGGCGCTCCCACTCTATGGTCACGTCCTCCACCACGGCGGGAAACATCACTGTCCCATTGTGCTGGATAATCAGCTCATAGGTCATGGGATGGTGAGCACCTGCCCCGGATAGATTAAATTGGGATTGCTGATTTTGTCCGTGTTTGCGCTGGCAATCTTTGAGTATTCGGCCCCCTTGCCGTAATACTTGGCGGCGATGGCCCACAGGCTGTCACCGGCCTTGACCGTGTAGGTCTTGGCGGTGGGAGCCGTGCTGGCGTCCCGCTCTTTTTCCACCGTCACCGTGGCCGCCTGGCCGCTTTCGGCAGGCTGTTCCACAGTGGCGGTCTTGGTCCCGTAGGGCCTCCATTGCTTGAGGTTGACATCCACGGCCACGTCCAGGCCCTTGGTGGCGTCCTCCACGATGTTGTAGTCCTCCACGCTCACCCTCATGTTGGTGTCGTAGAGGGTCCGCCCATCCGGGGAGCACCGCACAAGGATGAATTGGGTGGGCTCCTTGGAGGTCTTGAGCCGTTCCAAGGTCCCCAGGTAGTAGTCCGGGGACCTGCCGGTCAGCATGGGGAAAACAAACGGCACCACAATCTCCGTGAGGCCCGGCGTGCGCAGGAAATTGATTTCACCCTCATTGAGTAGGATGAGGGTTTTGTTTTTGTTCTTGATTTTCACAGTCAGCTTGGCCGGGGTGGGCATTTGCACCCCGGCCAGATAACAGGCATAGCTCATGCGTGCACCCCCTCAGCGGCGGTGACCAGGGCCTCAGTAAAGCCGTCTGTCAGCTCCCGGATGACGCCATCCAGGTCTGCACCGCCGTCAATTTTGTTGGTCATGCCGGTCATGTCGATTTTGACCTCCGCCGTGGTGAAACGGTTGATGGCGTCACGCTCCGCAATGTCCCGCAGGTATTCCAGCTCCTCACCGCTCACCTCCAAGGACTTGGCCATGCTGCCGGTGTTGTCGGAAATATCCCCCACGCCTTTACTCAGTTCATCATAGGGGACATATCCAGCTCCGCCCCCGCCAAGGTCATCTCCCATATTACTGGGGTCAGTGCTAAAACCGCTGAACAGACCGCCAACAGTGTCCTCAATGCCCCGGCCAAAGTTGTTACCGGCGGCCCAGGCGTCCCCGTATTCAATCCGCTGGATTTGATAATCAGAGGCGTCCAGCTTTTGCATCACTTCAACCTGTTCCCCCACGATTTCCTCCACCTTTGTGGCCACAGTATTGCGAAAACCGGCCACAGCGCCGGACATATCGGTGCCCAGCACAGTATCAATGAGGGATGCAGCGCTCTGAACGATACCCAGAATAAAGTCAAACATCCCCGCAAACAGGTTGATGATTGCCCCCACGGGGTCGTTGAACACGTTTGCAAAGAAGTTGGCGAAAGTGGCAATCAGGTTGTAAATTTCCACGCCGATGCTGATAACGAAATTGACCACACCCAGAATAAGGTTGAGGATAAAAGCACCCGCCACGGCAAAGGCCCCGCAGATAATCCCGGTAGCGGACAGGGATGTCCCCGCAAAATGGTTGACCGCCGCCACAGCCGCATAGAATACAGCGATAAGGGCAATGACAGCTATGACAATCCATGTAATGGGGCAGGCATAAAGAGCGGCGTTTAATCCGTACTGAGCTACCGTAGCGGAAAAAGTTGCACTTGTGCTCATAGCCAATGCCGTTGCATGGGCGTTTTCAGAGAAAGCGGCGGCGGTTGTTGCACCTGTGCTCATAGCCAACGCTGCTGCATGGACGTTTTCAGAGAAAGTGGCGGCGGTTGTCGCAGCGGTTTTGATGCCCTCTGCAATAGCCAGAGCCAAAACAATGCCCTGATAAATCCCCATGACGGTCACCACACCCCAGACAATAGGCTCAATCCAGCTCCAGTTGTCCACAATAGCCGCCCCCAGTCCGAAAACGGCATCAAGCGCCACCGTTGCAACAGAGGCAATGACAGAAAAGGCTTGTAAAGCGCTGTCTGCCACCGTGCTGAATTGTTCGCTGTTCGCAATCCCGTTTAGCTTGGTGAGAACGGGGTCCAGGGCCGTGAGCGCCCGGTTTTGCATGGAGGTCCATATCTGCCCCCAGGTCATGGGCATACTCTCAAATTTGGCGTTGGTTTCGTCCGCCGCCGCAAAAAGGGCGTTTTTGACAACCTCAGCGGTAACAGCACCCTCCTGTGCGTATTGCTTGATGCTGCCCTCAGCGATGCCCATATAGCTCTCAATAGCCCTGGCAATTCCGGGGGCGTTCTCCAGAATGGAGTTTAGCTCCTCGCCCCGCAGGGCCCCGGCGGCCATAGCCTGGGTGAGCTGGAGCATGGCGGCGCTCTGGCCTTGTGCGCTGGCCCCGCCGATGACAAACTGCTTGTTTACCTGCTCCATAAAGGCGATGAGCTCATCGTTGCCAGAAAAGGCTGCCCCGGCGTTGGCTCCCATGCTGGCAATGGCGCTGGCGGTGTCCAGATAGGCCGCACGGGAGCGCTGAGCGGAGGCCATGATTTTAGCCTCCAGAGCCTCCACGCTGCCGCCATCGTCCACAATGAGGTTGAGCCGGGCCGTGTTGCTTGTCATTTGGTCGGAAAGACTAAAGAGCTGTTTCACGCCAAAAGCCGCCCCGGCGGCAGCGGCTATTTTCCCAATTTGATTGGTCAGGCCGGTTGCGTGGCCTGTGCCGGTGAGCAGTCCTTTGTTGAAACGGTCCTGATTTTGCGCCGCCTTGATATAGTAGCGTTCCATCTTGTCCATTTGCTCGTTGATTTGGCCAATTTCCGCATAGGTAGCCTGGAAAATGGCCGGGTCAAAGGCCTCCCCGGATGCCCGTTTCATATCTTCAAAAGAATGGATGGTAAAGTCTAAAACATGGGTGATTTTTTTCAAAATAGAGCTCATTCCATCATTAAGCACCATTTGGGATTTGATTGTTGCCAAGTTCTCACCTCCGGGGCACTAAAAGGCCACCCTCCCGCAACGGGGAGGGTGGCACGCTCATAAGGTTATCTGTTTTTTAGCTTGTGCTGCTATTGGGTGTTGCTGGTGGAATATCGTGGCCATGTCTTTGCATTTGGGGGTGTAGGTGGCGTCAAAAACCATTTGCTCCAAAGCGCCGTCCGTTCCAGTGTACTCTATCACCAAAAAAGACGCGCTGTGTACTGTCTGCTTGACCTTTGGCCTGCCGCCGATTACAGCGCCGGTTGGCCCCGCAATCAGCGCCCCAACAAACGCCCCGCCCATGCTGCTGGTGACTTTGGATTTCTTGTAAAACTCTCGTTGAATTGAGACATCCCTCACCCGCTCCATGGAGATGGAATATTCGGTATCCGGGGTGTCAACCTCAATGCGGTCATCAAGATAGTAGATTTGGCAAAGAGGGTTGGAGGAACCAAGAATCCCAGCTATACAATCCACAGATACAAACGCTCGAACACCCGGCCTTTCCTTTTTTGCTTTTATTGCGGGGTCTAATTTTGGTTTCAGCAGCCCCATAATGGCATACCTCCTTGGTGGTGATACTACCATTTTAGGCTAATATAGTTCACGTTGTCAAGTGTCGAGCCTAAAAGATGTTATGGCTTCACTTGCGCCTCCCGCCGAAAATATGGTATGCTCTCAGCAGGAGGTGATTACAATGGATTTTGGATTTTCCCAAGTTGAAGTTATTTATATCTATGGGGAGTGCAAAAAACGGCTGAAAGAGCAGGAAATTGCCAAGTCCGCCGGTGTCAGCGGTGGCCCCGGTGAGAAAAAGACGCTTCGCTCAATCATTCAGAAGATGGAGCGTTGCTGTCCGGCTCTCCAGCATCTGCCTGATTGAAGATATCATACTTTTGGGCCATTTCCTCAGCCCACTCCGCCATAGATACAATTCTTGGCCGTAGCCCCTGCACAAGAGCGGCCAGCTCTTTGGGCGTTCCGTAAATGCGTACTTCCATACTGTCACCGTTTTCCCTTCTTGCGGGCCTTTGCTTTCAGCTCCGCCTCTTTTTTCTTTTCGGCCTCAATGCGGGTCTTGATGGAGGCAATGACAAAGGCCCGCTCTTTCACAGGCAAGTTCATGAATTTGGACGGTTCCCAGCCAAACTTTTGCAGACAGAAATGGGCAAAGTTGGCCTCCGGGTCACCGTCCAAAATCAGTTTTTTGCCTCGTCCACCAGCTCATCCTCAGCCTTAAAGCCGTTTGTCTCAAAGACCGCCGTGATGTAGTCATCAAACTCACCGCCGATGAGCATAGCGCCCACCAGGTCCTCCGGCTTGGTCACGCCCCAGCTATCCTGGAGGGCGGCGTCCTTGAGGTCCGGGAACACGGTGCACGCCGCCGCCACCTTGGCCTGGAAAGCATAGGTGTCAAGCTGCTGGGTGTACTGGCCCTTTTTGCCAATCACGGGGACCTGCCGGATGCAGGAGGAGCGGATTTTGGCATACTCATCGGCGGAGATGCAGCGGATTTCCCACTCCACCGGCTTGCCGTCCTCCCCCACAAAGCGGGGGGAGGGGGCAAAGCGGGCGTTTTTGATTTCCGCCACATTGGGGCGCATAAATGCGGACAGGCTCTTACTCATGGTGTTTTTCCTCCTTGTAGTCATGCCGCCCTATCACATATAGGACGGGTTGGTGTATTTCTCAGGACGGCTAAAGCTATCGCAAAAGCCCTCAATGGACTGCTCGATGAAGTCACCCTCAGCGTTGAACATGGACAGCAGCACGTCCCCGTCCAGCACGCAATCATTATAGATTTTCGTGCTCCGGCCCACGCTGCTGGCCTGGTCATCGTTGGAGGTCTGGATGGTGAAAGTGGGCATCACGCCGGTGCGGATAAACCGTTCAATCACGTCATCGAAAATCTCTGTGCACTTGTAGATGGTCATGGAAAAGGCCAGGACCACCGTGTCAGCCTTGTGGCCGATGACGATATTGCCCAGCCGGGGGACCTCTTTGGTGTTGACCTGGGCCTTGCCCTCAAAGTCCTTGGCCATCAGCATGGAGTAGCGTCTGCCGTCAATCGTGACAAAGCACTCCGCACGGTGGGCGCTTACGGCGTCCTTTGCGTTCATCATAGCTCCGTCAGGCATTTAGTTCTCCTCCTTTACTGGATAATCACGCTCATGTAGAGCTGGGCCATGGCGTTGATGATGTTGAGGCCGTTGACGGTGACCAGCACGGCCTTTTTCTTGTCACCCTGCTCACAGCTCACGGTGTCCGGGTCGAAGTTCTCCACCGCCCGGATGTCCTCAAGCTGCTTGATGTAGTGGGTGATGTCACCCCACAGGGCGGACCGCCCAGAGGCATCATTGGGCACGGTGCCCAGGTAGCGCTCATTGAACAGCACCGCCACGTCATTGGCGATTTGGTCACACACCCGCATGGTCTGATTGCTCTGGAAAACCTCCCCCTTGGTATCGGAGAGGGTCAGCAGGGTGTTGATGTCCTCCAGGACACGGGTGAGGCCGTTGACGTTGTGGAACATGAATTTGCCCGCCTTGAGGGCCGCCGTGAGCTCCGCCTGCTTATAGTCCGTGTCCAGGGTAAGCTCCCCGTCATACTTGGCATTGGTCAGGGACTTGTTGACGGCCACACCAGCGTGGGCCCCGGTGGCCCAGTAGACCACGGCGTGCTCATCCACGTCCATGGAGGGGTGGGTGGCGCTGTTCCACACGCCGATGACGCCCTCATAGTCCACCGTGGAGGGTTTCCACGCAATGAGCTGGAATTTTGCACCCACCTCATCCCGGACCCGCTGGCAGTAGGCGGCGTAGAGCTTGACGATGATGGGGTCCGCCGCCGGGCAGCACATGGCATTGAAAGCATAGGCCTCAATCTTGTCCAGGAAAGCCTGGTGACTGTCCCCGGTGATGCTCGCCGCATCCTCCCCGCCGGTCAGGGGCATCCCCGCCGTGGCCTCCAGGGTGAGGTCCTTTTTGAAGTCCACATAGTCATTGCCGGTCAGCTCCTCCGCCGTGGTCACGGTCTGGAGGTCCACCTGGATGCCGTCCAGATAGGTGCCAACGTCAAAGGCGTCCGGGTCATCCACGTTGACCGCAATGACAATGGAGAGGTCATTGCCCCGGATGCCGGGGTACTTGGCGGTGGCCAGCGCACAGGCGGCCTTTTTAGCTCCCAGCCCCAGCCGGTAGCAGTAGACGGTGGTGGCGTGCAGGAAAATCTCCCGCAGGGCCAGCATCTTGGGGTGGTCGTAGGAGTAGCCGAAAATGGCCTTGCTGTTTTTCTGAAATTCCCCGGAGGTAACAGCGAAAACCTCATTTTCCGGGCCCCAGCTCAGGACAAAGGGGGCCGCCGCATATCCACGGTCGGACAGCGTGGCGGAGGCCTTTGCAACGCTGGAAAAGTTGATATAGCTGCCCGGCAGGACCTTGTTCTGGACCAGCCAGGTGCCGCCTCCCAGTGCCATTATTTCACCGCTCCTTTCATGAATTTGTCGATGAGTGCATCCACCTCAGCCAAGGTGTAGGTCTTGCCGCTCTCCAGCAGGACGCTCACCAGGTCCCGCCGGTTGGCATAGCGCTGGGAGCTCATGACCTGCTCCCTGGTGTAGACGGCCTCCGGCACGGTCTTGGCCGGAGCCGCCGCAGTTTCATTTTTCGCCATAGGGTCATCCCTCCTGTTCGATTTTTAGGGTTTCCATCATGATGTGCTCCTGGGGAACACGGACAAAATGGTCATAGGTGACAAGCACATGGAGCACCCCGCCGGTGACGGTCCACTCGCAGCTTGTGGCGTGCACCACGTCCCCCTCCGGGGTGGTGATGCTCCCCAGGACCGCCGTGAGCCGGTCCGCCACAGTGTAGCACTCTGCATTGTCCCGCTTGGGGTAATAAATCACGTCCAGCGTAGGGCTCCGCCGGTAGCGGGGCCCCACCTCCTGGGCATGGCTGGCGGCAGGCATCGTGATGTTGAAGTCACCAGGCTTGACGCCCTGCTTGACCTCACCGCCGTGGACCTGCATGGGGGCAGGAAAAGCGGCGTGGACCGCAAGGCTCACGCCGTCAAAAATGCTGTTAAAACTGATTTCAGACACGGAACACCTCCCGCAAAAGCGCCTCCAGCTTTTTCTCAATGAGCGCCGGGGCCGACGCCCTCAAGTCCTGCTCTGACAGGGTGAGGAAATACTGCCCGGCCACCCAGCCCTTGCCGCCGGGCGTGCGGTGGCCAAACTCCACATAGCTGGCATAATGGACGGGGTTGATGACTTCCACCAAGTAGTTGCTGCCCTGCTTTTTGATGGGCAGGGCCTGGGCGTAGGTTTCGGCGTTGCTGTCCCCACCACGACTGGCGGCCTCCTGCTCCGTCCGGGCCGTCCAGCCCCGGCGCAGGGTGCCGCCCATTTTGCCGGTGCGGTTGATGCGTTTGGTGTAGACATCGCCCTTTTTGTGGTGCTTGCCGTCCCGCTTGGCCGTCACTTTGACCTCTGTCTTGTAGTTGCCCACGGGGGTCCGGGGTATTACCAGGGCCAGCAGGCGGGCCGCCAGCACTTTGGACACGTCCCCGCAGAATTTCTCCAGGTCAGCGCTTTGGAGCCGGTCCAGGTTTTCCCGGAGCTTTTGGAGCTGCCTATAATCGCAGTTGCCCCATCTGGCCATTAGGCCCACCCCTCCCACAGCTCAAGCGGCACCTCCTGGTGGACGGTGTAGACCGCCGGGGTGCCGCTCCGCTCATAGTCACGGGTGACCTTGTTCTGTGTCACGGTGATTTTTGACCCCTCCGGGATGTCCACGGAGGGGTCAATGTAGAGCGTAACGGTTTGGACTGTCTTGGCGGCCTCCTCAGAGGGCTCCGTGGCGGTGACAGTCTTGTGGGAGATGCGGCAGGCCGCCCCCTCCACAAGCACCCGCTCAACGGGCTCCGTGCGGCCATTGGCCTCATTCAGCACACCCTCCCGCACGGTGACGGTGGCCTTGCCGGTCCAAAGGCGCTGGACCGCTGCCTTGTAGCGTTCAAGCGTCACCATTTCAACCTCCGAAAAGCCCCCAGGATTTTCTCCGATGGGTGGACCATGCCGTCCAGGGCGGCCAAAAAGCGCCCCTCCGGGCTGGAAACGCCGTCACTGGCCCCGGCAAAGGTGGCGGACACGTCCCCCTCCGTGATGCTCTTAACGGCGGTGGAAAAGTCCAGGCCCTCAATTTCCAGCCCCCCGGCGTTCAGCTTGTCTTGCAGGAATGAGCCCGCCACCATGTCCACCAGCGTGTAGATGAGGCCGTCCGGCACGTCCTTGTGGTGGATGCTGGCCAGGAGCGCCACCCGGCACTTGCTGGTCAGGTAGTCGATGGCGGGCTTGTCCTGTTCGGTGACCTGATACCCCAGCATGGCCAGCCGGGACACCACAGCCTCATACACGTCCACGGCTTACCCCTTGGACTTGATGCGGGCGATGGCGATGACCTTATCGTTGACGTAGGACCGCTCCGCCTCCGTAGCCTCGCCGGAGTGCACCAGGTCCCAGTTGGTCCCGTCCGCCAGCTCATCATCCGTGGGGGAGAGGCTGGCCTGCTTGGCCTTTTCGTAGGAGAGGCCAAAGGGGGCAAAGACCTTGCGCTGGCGGGTGTAAAGCGTATCCTGGCCGCCGTTGGTCTTGGGGTCACGGGCCATCTCATAGGGCACCTTGGCACCGATGTCCTCATAGTTGATGGTGCCCTCACCCAGCACATAGCTGGTGTAAACGGTGGAGCCGTCCTCCGCCTGCTCGGTGGGCATCCCGTCATCCACGATGACCAGCTTGCCGTTCCAGGTGTAGAGGGTCAGGTCACGGGTCACGCCCTCCTTGTCCGTGTACTTGAGGGCGGTGAGGAGGTTGAGGTTTTCCAGATTGGTGGACACAACGGAGTGCATGAAAATCATGGAAAACTTTTTCTTGTGGTCCCCGCAGGCCTGGGCGGTGGCACTGTTGAGGGTGGTGGCCTCCATGGGGCCGTCCACCTCATAGGTGTGCTTTTTCACAAACTCAGCGCCCTTGGTGCTGGTCATGGCGAACACGCCCCGGAGGATGGCCAGGAGGGTGTCCTGGTCAATGTCCTGCCAGTAATCCGCCACCTGCTTGGCCACGTTGTCCATGAAGTCCTGGCCGCTGGTGATGTCGTAGGAAAAATCCTTTTCCACCCACGCCTTGGCCCGGCCCACCACCACAACGCCCTGCTCAAAGGTCTTGGTGCTGGTGGCTGTGATGTCGGTCTGGCCGTCATAGTTCACGGCGTCCCCATCCAGCAGGCCCCGCATGGCCAGCCGGGCGTAGGCGGTGCCGTCCTGAGTGGTGAACACGGCCCGGATGTCCGGGTTGCCGGTCAGCACCCGGCTCTTGCGCATCTCGTTCATCCGGGTGCGGGGGATGCGGTCAGCCTTGTACTTAAAGGCCTGGGGGTTAAAGCTCTTTGCGTCAAACTTGTTAGGCATACATCAATCATCCTTTCTGTTATGTTTCGGCTTTCGCCTTGGGCTTGCGTCCGCCCCCGGTTTTGGGAGCGGCCTTTGCGGGCGTCTTGGGGGCCTCCTGGGGCGTTTCAGCGGCGGGAGGGGTAGATGTACCCCCAGCGCCCTCAACGCCATCCTGGGCCGCCGCAGGGGGCTCCGTGACCGCCAGATTGGCTCCCATGCTTTCCGTGATGCGGGCAAGGACCTCTTTGGTGACCGCCTCACCCAGCTCATCCAGCTTGAGACGGGCCATGACCTCCTGGGTGACGGCCTCCGCCAGCTCATCCACGTTGACGCCGCCGGTGGCGGGGGTGGGCACGTTTTCAGCCATGTACTGCACAATGGCCTCCTGGGTCCGGGGCAGCTCCGCCACCGGCGTGCCGGTCAAACGGCTGGCCAGGTTGCGCAAGGCCGCCTCAAAGGAGATGGCCTTGATGGGCTTTACAATCTTTTCCATGCTTTCTCACCTCACTCATCCAGCTTGGCGTCCGGGTTGGCCGCCAGATAGTCCGCCAGCTCAGAATAGGACATCTCAGAGGGCTTTTTGCCCCCGGCGGGCTTTCCACCGCCGTCCCCGCCCTCTCCGGGTTTCCAGCCGTTGTACTTGGGGGCCGCCCCAAAGAGGAAGTCCGTGGAGGCGTCCTTTTTCAGCGCCTCCACCTTGGCCGCCAGGGTCACGGTGCCAGTGCTGTCCTTGGAGGTGACCTTGCCGTCCACAATTTTGGCGTCCTTGAGGAAGTCCGCCAGCACGGCCCGGACAGCGGTGACATTCTTAGCCCCGGCAGCGGTGAGCTCCGCATCCACGGCGGCCATGAGCTTGACGGTGGCCAGCTCCTTGTCATAGGCGGCCTTTTGGTCCTTGTTCTGCTGGGTCAGGGTTTCAATCTGCTTTTGCAGCTCCTCACCGGCCCCGGCGGACTTCTTCAGCTCCTCAAGCTGGCTGTCACGGGTCTTGACGCTCTCCGTGAGCTGGGTGACCTGGGCCTCCGCCTCCTTGAGCTTGCCGCTGGTGGCGTTGAAGTCGGTGCGGGACACAAAGCCCTTGCCGATTTCCTGAGACACCGCCGTGTCGATTTCGGGGGTGTACTTGTCCCCCAGGATAGTCTTGAGCCATTCCAATGCCATAGTGTTTTACCTCCTTGTTTTGTCTGCTGTCCTTTTTGTCCGGCCAGTCCCGGTATTGCAGGGCCCCTCTTGTAGTCCGCCGGGCCAGGCGGTAATGTGTATGAAAAAAGCACCGTGCATTTTCAGCACGATGCTCTAATCAACAGGTGGATTATTCGATTTCCACACCCTCCTGGCGCTCATTGACCGTTTCCTTGTCCGGGCACCAAAATGGTGCATCACAGCGGCCCAGCCAGTCATTCCAACGTGGGCACGAAGTACAGCACGGCTCCATTAGACACTCACCTCCATCCCGGCGTCAATAAAGCAGGTCCGGGTCATACTCCACCTCCGGCCAGAGCTCCGGGAGAGGCTTGCCGCTCTGGAGGTCCTGGAGCACCCGGTCAGCGGTGGCCCCATCCGGGGGTGTATATGCCGTGTCCTCATCGTCCGGGGCGTACATAAGACGGACGCCGGGCTCCTCTCCGCCAAAACACCCCCCAAACTTGGCCGTGTACTCAGCAGCGGCCTCCTGGAGCCGCCGGTCCTTTTCAAATTCGGGATAGGTCATCATACCACTCCATTCAAAAGTTTTTCAAATTCAGCCAGCGCCGTGGAAAAGTATTTTTGCATCAAAGCGTATTTGTCGGCGCTAAATTGGGCCTCATACATATGGGCAAAGGCCTCTTTTTCCACAGCCCCCGGCAGTTTCCAATAGCGTTTATTCCAGTGGCCGTAACTGCCCACGCACTTATTGGCGGACATCCCGCCGAACAGGTCAGAAACGGCGTTATAAAGCGGCCCCTGGATTTCCTGAGATACCACCAAATAGGCCTCCGTCTTTTTGATGCCGTGCTGTTTCATGGCCGCCTTGATATAGGCGGCGTAGTCACTCCGCAGGGCACTCCCAAAGTCCGGGGTGACCATAGAGGTGTAGCCCGTCCCAGGACAGGAAAGAAAATCAATATAGTGGCCATGCTCATGGAAAAACGTGGTGCCCAGGCCCCTTGGGTTGATGGCGTCATCCGCAAAGTTCATGTTGACCTTTTGAGTGGCAGCGTTGAAGTGTGCGCCCTTTGTATATGCGCCGTCCGCCACAGAGCTGGAGGTCACATACTTGGAAAAGGCGTCTTGTGCAACAGGCGTGCCCGTAGCAAAGCGCTTTTCCAGTCCGTCTTGATAGGCTTGGGTCATGCTTGGCATACCCTTGACAGCCCCGGAAAAGTGCTGCTGGTTTGGAGCTATTGTACCACCAGCGGAGCCGGATGGCAACGGGCCCTGCACAAACTGCTGCCGCCAGTCCGCAAAGGTCATGTCCGCCGGGACCTTTTTGGTGGTGCCGTCCGGGTTTCGGGTCCACCGTTCACCAAGGGCCGCCATGTCCTCAAAATAGGGGGCCGTACAGCACCGGCACCAGGGATGGAACGGGGGAGCGGTGAGGCCCGGCTGATACTCAGACATCTTGAAAACCTGGCCGTCCAAGGCCCCACACAGCTCACAGGTGTCCTGGTCAAAGGACGCCACGATTTTGTAGCGCTCCACCCCCAGCTCACCATAGCAATCCTTTTGGGCGGCGCTGGCAAAATAGGCGCTTTCCGTCATGATGAGGCGGCCCGCTTTGCCCTTGGACACCTGGAATTGCTTGGCAACGTCGGCGATGGCCCGGTCAGGAGCCTCCCCCCGGATAATCATTTGTGTGAGCTGGGTGTTTACGCTGTTCACCAGGTCCCGCTTGTTGGTCCAGCAGCGGTCCCGGAATGTCTTATCATCCGCCGTCCAGGGGCGGGAGAGGACCTTTTTGATGGTGCCCTCATTGAGCGCCTGCATGGTCCAGCCCACGCCAAGGCCCCGCTGGACCTCAAAGGCGGTGCCGTAGTAGCTGCCCGCATAGATGCGCCGGGCGGCGGCGTCCACAAAGTCAAGCTGATTGGCATATAGGAGCTCCGCCTGCTGCTGGATTTGGAGCTTTAGCGCCTCCAGCCGTGTGATGTGCACCCTGGCGCTGGCGTTCTCAAGCTGGCGCATCCAGGCCCCGTCAAGGGCGTTTTGCTGGCCGTGGGCAATGTACTCTCCCACGGTCCAATGAAATTCGGCCAGCTCTCCCTTGGTCAGCAGGCGCTTGGCGTCCGCAAAGGTGATGCCGTTGGCGTCTGCAAAGCGCTGATACCAGGCGGCGATTTGCCGCTCAACCTCAGCCTGAGCGGCGGCAAATTGCCGCTCCATATTCTCCACATAGCCAAAAGACTGGTCCAGCAGCGCCCCCTCCATGTGCTTGAGGCGCTGGGCCCAGTATGCGGCGTTAGTCTGTCTGGCCATCGCCGTCACCACCGTCCTGGCCGGTCACGGGGTTGCCGCCGGAGCCGCCCCCGCCGTTCTGCCGGTTGGCCATAAAGGCGGCCTGGTAGGGGTCAGCAGCGGCCTCCTCCTTTTCCTTTTTGATGCGCTCAAGCTCCTGCTCCGGGTCAGACACCCAGGGGTGCATCTTCACAATGGTTTCATCGGAGAGGATGCCCACGGAGTTCTTGCAGTTGGTGATGGCCTCGCTTTCATTGATGAGGACATCCCGGTCAAAAATGACCTTGACCTCCACGCCGTCAAAGTTGGCCTTGCCGGTATTGACCAGGTGCCGGTTGACAAACCAAAGCAGTTCCTCCATGCTGGCCTGAAATTCCATCTCAATCCCGTTGGCGTCCAGGTCAATGTCAGAGTACATACTTTGGATGTTCATTTGATTGGGGTTTCCGCTCATACGCTCATCCTTGGCGTCATAGCCTCTGGCGTTTTCAATGATGGCGTCTTTCAACAGGGCCAGCAGGACCTTGTAGTTTTCGGCGTTGACCTCAATGGTCAGCGTGTCCACGCCGCCCTCGCTGCCCTCATAGGAGCGGACCTTGACCGCCCCGTAAATGGCCAGGTTTCGGCGGAATTTCCCCAGGTCCTCCCCCTCAGCGTTCTTGATGACCAGGACGGTGTTGTGCACGTCCTCCTCCATCTGATTGGCAAAGGTGGAGAGGATGTCATTATAGGCATCCTGCAAGCACTTCACCCTGGACAACAGGGGGATTTCATGGTGGGAGCTCTTAAAGCACACCAGGGGGATGCGGTCCCAGTTGTACCCCTGCTCCTTGCCGGTGTCCGGGTCCTCCGCCGTGATGTAATCGCCGGAGTGCCCGTCCGGGTCAGGCTCCAGGGTGCCGTCATCCCGGCGGATGAAACAATCCACGCCGCCGCCGTGCATGACCTCAACCTTGACCACGGCCTTGGCCTGTTCGCTCTCATCGTACTCCTCCACCACATAGATGTGGACGGCGGCGTCCAGGATGGTGTGGTCAGCGTCCGCCCAAAAGGGCAGGACCTCATCCGCCGGGAAACGCTTAAAGGCCAGCTCCCCGCCCTCATAGTAGGGGTAAAGCCAGGCCTTGCCGCCTATCCAGGCACCCTCTCCCACCGTCCGCATCGTCCGCCGGAAACGGGCCCCCAGCACCGTGGCCAGGGCCGCCGCATAGTCCTTGCGCTCTGTATCAAACGAAAAAGGGCGGCCAAAAGAGTAATTGGTCTTTTGGTCCACCATTTTTGAGTACAGATTATTGACCAGGCGATTATTGGGCAGGTGGGTGAGCTCCATGGGCTTGCCGTCATCGTCCAGCGCCATCCGCCTCCGCTTGAGCACGTCCTGCTGGCCGTCATAGTAGACCTCAGCGGTGAGCTGCCGCTTGCGCTCAGGAGAGGCCAGCCATGCCGTGATTTCCAGCTCCAGAAAGCGCTTGTCCGTCATACCACGCCGGAAATTGGTGGCCGTCCTGGCCACGCAGTCATCCCGCAAATTCAGCACTACCACGTCAGTCACCTCACAGACATCCCGCCCGTTTCCAGGCGTCATAAAGTTTCGGGCCTTGAATGGCCATCCAGTCCACCATTTCCTCATTGGTGGGCCAGCTTTCCGGGCTCATCCCGTTCACGCTCAGGCCGCTCTCATAGAGAAAAGCGTGGACCAGCTCATGCCTCATACACTTGCGCATATAGGCGTCCAGGTCTTTCAAACTCAGGGGCTCCCGGCGCTCCGCTGCCGTGTACTTGCGGACCACGCACAGCTTGGCGCTGGTATCACAATAGCCGTCACAGGTTTCCAGCCCCTTGTCATTGGCCTTTGTCCGATATTCAAGGGCGTATTGGACGCCCAGCACAGAAACACGCACGGGAAACACCTCACTCAAAAGCTCACCAGGGATGGCGCATAAACCTTGTGGATGAAATAGCGCACATCGTCCATGCTATGGTCATTTTCTTTGATGGGCCGGTCATCTATGGCCTTTTCGTCCCACCGATAAAGCCCAAACTCACGGATGCAGTCCGCACAGCAGGCATTAAAAAACACGTCCCCGCATTGGAGCCGTGTGGCCACATCACGGATGCCCGCCATGACCGCATTGGCGGCCTTTTCAACAAAAAACCGCCCGTGCCGCCGGATGCACTCAATGAAAGAGGCGGCGGATGGGTCCACAATGACGCTGGTGATGGACAGGCCCCCGGCCAGCGCCTCCAGCTCCACGTAATACTCCTCATCGGTGCGCTGGCCGCCCTCTTTCCGGCTGTCGTAGTAATACTCCCGTATTCTGTACCACTTGCCGTTTGCACGGCCCCAGAGGCCCATGCTGGTGGGGTTGGCGGTGCCGTAGTCACAGGAGATGTAATACTTGTCATAAGGCCGGGGGACCTCCGGCACCACATGAAAGTCCTTGTTGAACATGGTATAGACCAGGCCCTCCGCCACCACCCACAGGCCCCGGATGTAGCGGTCATAGAACACCCCGGAATATTGCCGCTCATAGCGGTCCTTGATTTCCTGGGTCAAGCTGTAATTGTCCTCCATGGTGAAATGCAGGTGGAGGACGTTGTGCTTTTTCGGCTGGTCACCCTCCAGCCATTTCTTGTAAAACCAATGGGACGGGCCCTCCGGGTTGCAGTTAAACCACAGCTTTGACCCGGCCACAGAGCACCGGCCCGTGGCCTGATTGACAAAGCTCTCTGGCATCAAGGCCACCTCATCCAGCAGGATGCCCGCCAGGGTAATGCCTTGAATGAGGGAGGCGCTGCTTTCGTCCTTGCCGCCGAAAAGGTAAAAGGAATTGCTCCGCCCGGCGGCGGTCACCACGATTTTGTTTTCTGTGCGGTGCTCTTTGAACGAAAACACCCCCGCCAGCCACTTGGGCAGGTTGGAGGTGACGTTGCGGCGCAAGCTCTCAATGGTCTTGCCGCAGATGGCAAAGTTTTGGTCATTAAAGCGGGCCATGGCCCACATGACAAAGCCCACGGTCATGGCCACCGTCTTGCCGGAGCGGATGGAGCCGTCACAGATGATGCCGTCATAGCGCTCAAAGCCCGGCCTATTCCACCACGTCATCGCCAGGTTCTGCCGGGGGCTCAATCTCTGGAATTTCATTTGTGTCAATTTCCTCCCGTGTGCTCTGTTCGATGACCTCAAAGATGTTGTTTTCCTCAGCGGCGGCAGCGCTGCCGCCGGTGGCGAACACGCCCAGGTGTTTGCCCAGCAGCTCCAGGGCCCTCACCTTGTCATGCAGCTTTATCTCAATGCCCAGTTGGCTGTACTTGATACCGGCAATGGCAGGGAGCTTGTTCTTTGGCACCTCACTGGTGGCCTTTACGCAAAGGAGCCCGGCCCCGGTGACCGTTACAAAATCCGTTCCGTTGGCAAAAGCGATGGACGCCAGCTCCTGCAACACCGCCTCCTGGGTGATTTCCAGCTTTCCCCTCAGCTTGTCCCGGCGTGCTTGAATGGCCGCAGAAACGTGAGTTTTATTGAGTAGTTCAATCGCTATCCTGGACGCACTCTTTTCACTGTACCCCGCCCGCTTGGCGGCGGCGGTGGCGTTGAGGTCCACCAGGTACTCATCCACAAACCGCTCCTGCTTTGGTGTCAGCTTGGCCATTCTCACCACCCCAAATCAAAATAAATGACAGCGGCAAGGGTCCGGGTTTCATCTTCCATCACCTTGCCGCCGTCAACCAAGGAGGTGCTGCACCTTGAGGCATACACCCGCTTATACAGAATACCACAGACAAAGCGGACAAAACGGACAAATTGAATTTTGTTACACATTCGCCCCCGTGTCACCGTTCCAGATAGCGTTTCACGGCCTTGCGGCATCCGTCCTCCGTGTTCCCTCCGCCGATGCAGGCTGCCACCTGCCGCCAGGGCAATCCGCTGATAAAGCGATAGGTGAACACCTGCCGGAGAAAACTGTCATCAATGCCCGCTATGTAACGCTCCAAACGGCTCCGCTCATAAAGGCATTGCTGGTGCTTGGCCTCAATGATGCCCCGCAGGTCAGCGATTTCCGCCGCACATTCCCCCACCTTGTCCACCACGCCGGTGCCGTGAGGCATCCCGGTGATGACCTGAGCCCCCGGCAGGGCCCTGGCCTCAAGCTCACGGAGGCTGCGCTGGTCCATTTCAAGCTCCCGGTTGAGATAGTAAAGCTGGGACAGCTCCTTTAGGGTCATTCCTCCGCCTCCTCACCTTTCCAGACAGGCTTGCACTCACCCGTGCCGAAAGTGCACTTGCAGGCGCACACCTTGCAGGCATCGCCGCCCGCCATGACAAAATGCAGGTCATCAAGGGCCCGGCGGAGCATGGCGTTGACGCCACCCAGCTTGTCCTCAGCGATGTGGGCCCGCTCCACGGCCTGCTGGATGTCCTGGGCGGACGGCGCAGACGCCAGCCGCTCCTCCAGTTGGTCAGCCCTCAGCAGGTCCGCCTCATGCTGGACGGTCAGCCGGGCGTTTTCCCGGATGAGCTCATCGGTGAAAATCGTTTCCTTATCCATCACAATACTGCTCATTTTGTTGTTTCCTCCTTGATTTTCTTAATTCTGGCCTTTAGGGCCCGCATGACCGCCTCATGGGTGTCCGCCCGGTCCCGTATCGTTTCCATGACATCCTCATCCTCGCAGTCCTGGACCACCAGGTAATGCACGAAAACCTTGTCAAAGGGGGAGCCCTGGCGGTATAGGCGGCAATTTCCCTGGTCATTCAGTTCAAAGGACCAGTTGAGGCCATACCACACCACATGACGGCCCCCGGCCTGGAGATTTAGACCATAGGCGCAGCTTGCCGGGTGCACCAGCAGCACGTCCACCTCCCCGTTGTTCCAGGCGTCCTCATCCTCCGTGCCCTTGTAGACCCTCACCCGCAGCTTGTCCCGGCGGCCCTTGTTGTACCTCTCCAGCCGCTCCAGGATGCGGTCCTTGTCGTGCTGGTAGCCGTAGAACGTCAAACAATGCTCCCCGTCAAACTGCTCCAGCAGCTCCACATAGGCGTCCAGCTTGCAATCATGGACCGGGACCACCTTGCCATCGTTGTTGTAGACGGCCCCGTTGCAATACTGCAAAAGTTTCCCCACCAGCACCCCAGCGGTGCCCGCCGTGATGATGTCCTCATCCACCTCCAGCAGCAGGTCTCGCTCAAATTGGTCATAGTCCCGCTTGGCCTTGGCATCCAGCATCACCGGGATTTCATGCTGGATGAAGTCCGGCAGTTGCAGGTAGTCCTCCGCTTTCATGGAAATGCAGATGTCAGAAATGGCCGCCAGCACGGCGCTCTCCGCTCCGTCCTTGGCCTTGTAGCTGAAAATCTGGGTCCGGCTCCGCTGGTCCGGGTCAAAGTATCGCTCCCGGTAGGCGCTCAGGGTAGGCCCCAGACGCTCACCACCGTCCAGGAGATACACCTGGGCCCACAGGTCAATGAGGCCCTTGGAGGACGGCGTGCCGGTCAGCAGGACCATCCGCTTGATGAAACGGCGGACCCGCCGCATGGCCTTAAAGCGCTTGCTCTGGGAGTTCTTAAAGCTGGTACTCTCATCCAGGACCACCATGTCAAAGGGCCAGGCCTGCTGGTAGTAGTCCACCAGCCACTCCACATTTTCCCGGTTGATGACGTAGATGTCCGCCGGGGTGCTGAGGGCCTTTATGCGCTTGGACGTGCTCCCCAGCACCGTGGAGATGCGCAGGTGTTGCAGGTGGTCCCACCGTGCCGCCTCCTTTTGCCAGGTGGCCTCCGCCACCTTTTTGGGGGCCACCACCAGCACCTTGGACACCTGCCAGCGGAAATACTTGAGGATGTTGACGGCGGAAAGCGTGATGCTGGTTTTGCCCAGGCCGGGCCGCAGGAACAAACCAACGGCGGGGAGGTCCGTCACAAGCTGGATGCAATAGGCCTGGTAGTTATGCGGTATGTACTGCATCCCCAAAAACCTCCCTCAAAAAATCTTTCACGGCGTCCATCCCAAAAAGCACCCGGACATCCGCCCCCCGTTTCTCCAGTTCGCTCCGCTGCCATTTCTGCACCTTGGCCAGCCTCCCGATTTCCGTTTTGAGCTCCACATAAATGGTCTTTCCGGCTGGGGTGATGACGATGCGGTCAGGCACACCAGGATTGCCGGGAGAAACAAACTTGAAACACAGGCCGCCGTGCTCTTTCACCTTGCGGACCATGTAGCTCTCAATTTGACTTTCTTTCACGCTTTCGCCTCCTTGTAGTAACATTCAGCGTTTTTCTATACTTTTATACGCATCAGGCGATTTAGGCGGTCTATATACTCTCTAAATCCTCTGTTTTACGGTTAATAGGAAATGAATGTTACAATGTTACAAAATGCCTCAAAGCCTTGCGCCGCAAGGGTTTGAGCCGTAACATTGACTGTAACATTCAGCGTAACATGTTACGGGGTCCGTGTAACATTCAGCGGCCAATGTTACACGATGTTACAGGCAATGTTACACGGTTTTTCTAAAGCCACGCTGTACTCCGCAGTAGCCGCAGCGCATGGCCTTGGTGGACTTTTCCCACCCGGCGGCGGCCTCAAGGATGCTGTTGATTTCCGCCGTGTCACTGTATCGCATATCCTTTTGCCTGCCGTCCAGGGCCTCACACCACACCTCAAGGGCACACACCCGGTCACGGTCCACCAGCTTGATGTCACCCTGCACGGAGCCCGCCCAAAACATCCGGCGGCGGTCCAGGGGCCAGCTCTGCCAGTCCTCCGGCACCTGGCGGCTCAGGAAGTCCATGATGATGCCCTCACGGGCGCTGACTTCCCGGTGTTCCTCCTGCTTGACCTTGGCGGCCTCCTCCAGCTCCCCGCTGAGGTATAGGGGCTCCCCCAGTTGCCAGCGGACCTTGGCCTCCGCCCAGAGCTGGTCAATCTCACCGGGCAAGTCCGTCCAGACGCCCTTGGTGACCGGGGCCACCCCCACGTCCACCGGCCAAAAGCGGCGGTTTCCCGTGCGGTCCTGCAAAAAGTCCTTGGTGTTGGTGGTGCCGAAAAAGACACAGCACCGGGGCAGCTCCTTGACGTGGCGGCCATAGGCGGCCCGGAAACGGTCCGTCCGCAGGCTCAAAAACTGCTTGATGCGGGCCACGTCCGTGCGCCGGAAAGCGTCAAGCTCCGATATTTCCACCAGCCACACCCCCTGCAAGAGCTCAGAGGCCTCCTTGCCCTCAAAGGTGCGGATGCTGTCATTAAACCAGCCCCGGCTCATCTTATCCAGCAGGGTGCTCTTGCCCAGGCCCTGGGGCCCGGCCAGGATGAGCATATTGTCATACTTGCTGCCGGGTATCATGGCACGGGTCACGGCGGCGGTAAACGCCTTGCGGGTCACCGCCCTGGTGTATGGGGTATCAGCGGCCCCCAGGTAGTCAATGAAAAGGGTGTCAAGCCGGGGCACCCCGTCCCAGGCCAGACCGCTCAAAAAGTCCTGCACCTCATTAAAGGCGTGGGCGGTGGCGTGGAGGGAGAGGGCCCCGTCAATCTTCCCGTTGCCGGTGATGTGGTGGTATCGCTCCATGTACCAATAAAGGCCCTCATTGTCATTGTCATCCCAGAGGCGGCGGACCGTGCGGGCGTCCCATGGGAGGGCCCCCAGGACCTCACCCCGGCCCGCAAAGCGGTTGAGGGCAAAGCGGCCTTTTAGGAGAGGGTCATGCTCCAGGATAATCCACACGTTGTCAATGGTGGCCTTGGGGAGCCCCGTCTGGGTGTTCAAGGCCAGCAGGGTCATCCAGTTGGCGGGGTCCTCATCATTGTCCCCGGCCACGCCCTCAAAGTCCTGCACGGCCTCCTGGTAGCGCTCTTGGCTCATGAGGGCGGCCACACCGGCGTCCTGCACGGCCAGCTCACACATGGCCACATAGGAGGGCAGGCGGTTGGTGGGCGTCCCCGGCTGGGCCTCATCGTCCTTGTCCCCAAAGCGATGCAGGCGCACAAGGTCAAAGGCGTTGACCAGCCGGTTGGAGCAGGGGTCCGTGGCGTGGTGGCTATACAGAAATTTGCCGTTGTCATAGACCACGGCCCCGCCGGTGGTGGAGCCGCCCAGGTAGGTGTAGCGGCCCGGCATATTGTCCACGGGCTCATACATTCCGGGGATGAGCTCATCCATGGCCCGGAAAACGTCATAGGTGCGGCAGAAAGCCCCCACCACGCCCTTTTTGCCCTCCGGGTCACCCTGCTTGACGGCCAGCTTGGGGAGGCTCACAGCGCCCGGCACTTGCGGCCAGAGGGCACAGTCACGCCAGTCCTCATATTTGGCCAGCAGGCCATTGGCGGAGATGAGGGGCCGGTCCTGCCAGAGATAAATATATTGGCTGTCAGCGCAGCAGGAGGGCCAGTACATGAGCCGGGACACCTCAAAGGTGGTGGGGTCCATGAGCTCCATGCCTATGTACTCCGCCGCTTTGCGGGCCAGGGGCTCATATTCGTCCGCTGACACGGTGCGGTCAAGGGGCAGCAGGACCCGGAGCCGGGGGGCCGCCGGGCTGTGTTTTCGGGTGGAGTAGATGCAATAGCCGCAGCCCAGGCCATCCACCCGGCGGAGTACGTCATCCGTGCCGCCAGCGGGGATGTTGTCCAGGTCCAGAGTGAGGATGTCCCGCCCGGTCACGGCTTTGGCCTTGCGGCGGGGCCCGGAGAGGGTCCCCGCCATAAAGCCGCCCACGTCCTTGAGGTCATCCTGCTGGGCCTTTTTCATATTCAGATATTCGGCAAGGGGCTCTGTTCCCCTGGCCGGGGTCTGGAGCCGGGCCCACAGCTCAGAAATGAGCATGGTCTGTGGCGTCCAGTTCATGGCCCGCCGGTTGTTTCCGGCGGAAATTGTTACTTTGCGGTCGTATTGCATGGCGGATGTGCTCCTTTTCCTGTTTACGGCATCCTCACGGCCCGGTCATCCCAGTATTCAGTGGCCCCCACCTTTCGGGGCTGGGTGCCAAAGGCCTCAATCCAGTCTGGCAGGCTTTCATTGATGGCGTCAAAGGTGAGGCCCCAGCTTTCACAGGCGGCCACGGCGGCCTGGAGCAGCGTGCCCTCCCGGCAGGTCCAGAGGATGAGCCCCGCCCCGGAGGCCTGCCGCTCCTTGGCCTTGGCAATCACGGCCCAATTAGGGGCTCCGATGCTGGGGTATGCGTTCACACACAGGCAGCCGTCAAAGTCAACGGCAATGGCGTCTCTCATCGAAAGCACCTCCCGGTCTTTTTGTCACGGAGCTCAATGCGGGCCAGCAGCTCAAAGCCGCTTTCCGCAATGATGTACTTGAGGACTTTGATGAGGAAATTGACCTTTGCATCCAGCTCCGCCTCCTCTCGGATAATGGGCTTTAATGCGTGGTAGGCCGTGGGGTCCGGGCATCCGCTGGCGTTGAGAAAAGGGTTTTTGTTGTCAGGCATTGCGGGCCTCCTTTGCAGCTCTCTGGGCCCACTTCACGCCGGGGTCCTTGTCGGTCAACACCCGCCCGCTGGCACACTTGACGCATTTGATGCGCCAGTGTCCGGCGTGGCGTTCAAAGTGGCCATAGCCGGGCGGGGTCCAGGCTCCGCAGCAGTAGCAGGTGCCAGGGTATTTGTTTCTTGCCATTTGGGTCACCTCTTTGCGATTTCTTCAAAAACAATGGTCTTGGGCAGGATGCCCTTGCACACGTAAACGCTGCTGAATGGCGGGTTTATGGAGGGGGCGGGGTCCTCATAGCTTTTGAAATAAGCCACCCGGCGGTTGAAATACATGATTTCAAAGTCATGCTCTCTGAACATCTCAAACCGGCGCTGGCTTTCAAAGAGGCCCACCACCCCCACCAGCATGGCAAAGGGCTTGTCCAGGTCAAAAAGCCGCTCCAGCACCTCTCCCTTGAGGGAATAGGGCGGGTTACTGATTATGTAGTCACAGGGCGGGGGCATCGTGGTAAAGAAGTCCTGGCCGGTGGAGAGGTGCGTGGCGGTTACCTGATAGCCAAACAAGCGGAAAATCCGCACGAAAAGGCTTTCCTCTGTGTCAAACGGGCACCATATAGAGATGGGCTGGTCTGAGTAAGGGGGGGGGAGATGTCGGAGCAGAGGGGTGATTGCATAGGCCGGGGTGTAAAACTCATCATTTTTGCTGTTGGCCACCTCTGCCACCTTAAAGCCGCTCACCGCTGGCCCCTCCGGCAGCGTCCAGCGTTCTCATTGGGTTGCCAGTCCTCCACTACGATGACCGGCTCACCGGGGGCCTTGTCACAGATAAAGTCCCCCTCTCCGATGTAGACACAGTTGTCACACATTCCGGGGTCACACATCCTGGGCTTGTCCTGGCGCTGGTATTTCTTGCGCTTTTTCATGGAGCAGCCCTCCCGTTGACGGGCATAGATGGCAAAGCCGCAATCTCACCGGCACAGGCCGCATAGCCCGCCAGGTCCACAAAGCTGTCCGCTTTGTCCCCGCCCTTGATGCGGGCCACCTTGAGTAGCGCCATCATCATGGCCACGTCTTTGGACGTGAACGGCGTGCCCATGTACACCTCCCAGAGCTTGGCGATGAGGGCGAAGCTGTTTTCCGGGGTGCCATAGTCTTGCTCCCGTTCGCCGCACACGCAGACACGGGCGGCCTCCAAAATCTCAGCTCTTTTCATTTTCCACGCCTCCAGTCCTTTGCGGGCAGCTTGATGTCATCGAACACCACGGGGATGAGCTCCTGCATCCGGCAAAGCAGCGGGATGGCCACCTCACGCATCTGGGGGTGAGCCGCCGGAGCCGTCCGCAGCGTGAAAAAGTGCCGCCACTCCCGGAGGTTGGCGGTCATCACCACCTCCGTCTTGAGGCTGTTGGGCAGGACGGCACGGGCCTCTTGCGGGGAGCAGCCCCACTCCAGCAGTGAGAAATAGGCGCTTTCCGCCGTTTCACAGGCTCCACGCCAGCAGGCAAAGGCCCTGGTGCCCGCCTCCAAGTAGTGGGGCTTGATGACGGTGATTTCACCGCCAAAACCGTCCTTGGAATAGTTGCAGTAGCGGGTGCTCTCCTGGCAGTAGGCCGCCAGCCGGTGCCGGACAATCTCATGGGAAACGCCCCGGTCCACCACAAATTTGACGGTGACACTGGCGTGCTCCAGCACCGCCTCATGGCCTCGCTGGATGATGTTGCCCACAAAGGCCTGAGCAGAAGTTTCCGTGATTTTGTCCTCCGATTTGTAGCACACTCGGCCACACCGCTCAATGTCATGCAAGATGGCTCGACCATCCACAAGGCTGAGGATTTCAAAGTCCGGGGAAATGATTTTCATTGTTTTTCCTCCTCTTTCTTAAAGCGTTCTTCAAGGTCAAAGATGCTGTTTCTGGATGTGAATTTAATGGGCGATATGGCTTGGAGCTTTCGCAGTTCTTCCCATAGTTCTGGATAATTCCTCCAAAGGTCCCGCATTTCATCAAGGCGGGCATTGTGGCAAAACCAGCAGCCACTCCTTTTTTGGGTTTTGTATATGGGAGAAAGTAGGTAGTGCTCTTGGCACATTTTGAAAGCCATTTCCTCCGTGATGCCGAAGTCCGCAAGCGGGGCGGAGGCGTTGTCAGTTTTCAAAATCCGTTCAAGGCGGGCGGGTTCGTCCGCCGCAATGCCCACATACTCATGCACCGTATCAGGCAGGCCCCTCTCATAATCCCGTAACGGTTTCATCTTTAGTTCGCTGTTGCACCACGGGCCAAGTCGCAACGGAAAGCCCCTTGGCTCCCCAATGTGCTTGCCCCTTGTGTTCGGTCTGACAAGTCGCTCTTTATAGTTGGTCTTTGCCCTCAGCACCGTCACCTTGAGGCCGTACACCAGCTCCAAGATGGGGATGGCTTTATCGTGAATGAAAGCGGCGTGCTCTGGATATTCGCCGCTGGTGGTGTCATCAAACATGACTTCACGGTATATCACCTCATCCAGCGGTAAGCCGTGCTCAATAATGGTGAGTATCATGGCCAGGCTGTCCTTGCCGAAAGAGCACGATGCAATGTATTTCATGGATGCCTCCCCTGCCCCACCACCGCTGCTGGCGGGGGGGGGGGGGGGTTTGGGTTTTGTTAAATGGCCGGGACACCGAAAGGGGGGGGCACAACCCCCCTGAGGGGGGTGGTGT